GTTCTTCGATTCGCTCGGCACGTGGATCCCGCTCCTCAAGGACTGGATCACCCGGGTCAACGACAAGAAGGACTGGCGCGAGATGGACGGACGCCGCTCATGGGACCAGCTGTACGACATGGTGATCGACACGTGCCTCACGCTCCGGCGCTGTGGCTACGGGGTCTACATCATCTGCCATGTCGTCAACGCCAAGATCCCCCTGGGCGACGACAAGTACGTCTTCAAGCCCGAGCTCACGATCACGGACGGCTTCTACAAGCGGCTCTACCCGCTGTTCGAGCTGGTCGCCGCGATCTCCTCGGACTGGGTCACCGAGCAGCGTGAGATCAACCAGCCGCCCATCGTCAAGGACGGCAAGACCGTGACCCTCAAGCCCAAGGTCGTCACCGAGAAGCGCAAGCGGTACATGTTCTCGGTAGACTCCGAGACCCTGTCCGGCATCACCAAGCACCGTGTCAAGATGGACGCCGAGTTCGAGCTCCCCGAGTCGAATGCCTGGGCCGAGTTCGTTCGCAAGTACACCAACAATGCCGGGGCGTAACCCCGGTCAACCCTTTCAGGAGAGTCAGAGTCATGGCAAACAGCAAGATCAGCGCAATGTTCGCAGCCCAGAAGAAGGCGTTCGGCGATGCTAATCCGGACACGGGCGTCGGCGGTCTCGGCGAGTGGCCGACCGAGGGTGAGCACGACTGCTACGTCCTCGGGCTGGAGATCAACGACAAGGCGACCTACCGCTTCCAGGACGGACAGGGCCAGCAGGTCGAGCTGGCGGCGACCGAGTTCCGGTTCCGCTACCAGCTGCTCAACGACGAGACCAACCCGGACAACCCGCTTGTCTGGGGCGGAGCGCCCTTCACCTTCCCGGAGAACGCCGGAGCGGTGACCGCGGAAGGCCGCCGCACCGGACTCCAGATCGAGCGCAACCGCTTCTGCGGCCACCTCAGCACCCTCCTTGGAAGCAAGGTCGGAACGGCTGATGGTCTGGACGTGGCCGACGCGATCGAGAAGGTCCTCGCGACCCTCGGTTCCGACAAGCAGATCGTCTGCACCGTCCGCTGCCAGTACCGCAAGGGCAAGGGCAACGCCGCCACCAAGGTCTACAAGACGGAGTTCCTCAACAAGCTCCTGTCCGAGGCCTGAAACCAAACCCCCCACTGGTGAAGGGGGCGGGGCCCACAAGCTCCGCCCCCTCCAACTTTCCACTCCCACAGGGGGTCGGAGGTGCATCGCCTCCCTCCTCATCGGACAGGTCTGACTGTCTCGGCCTGAAAGAAGCGCGATGGATCGTCCCCCGCACGAGCTTCCGACCCCCTACGTGGAGCAGAAGACCAACGCCAGGTTGAACGACCTGGTGAACTCGCCCAGGCCCTGGCATCTCCCGGTGCCCCTGAGGGTGAAGCATTCCGGATTTACGGACCTCGGAATCCATGCTCCGGTTCCGACCCCGAGACCGCCATGCTTTACCCTCAAGGTCATCGGCACAGCCGATATCTTGACCTACCCCGGAGGCAAGCACTGGTTCGTCCAGACCGTGTGCCTGCCCGACGGAACCATCCCGGAAGATCCGTTCGCAGGAGAGCCGCCGCACATTCGCGTGGGTGGCGGCACCTGCAAGGGCATCTTCACCTTCTCGTCGAAGGGCCTGGGATCCATGCTGCACGTCGACGTGACCCGTGCAGTCATTGCGGGGCTGGCGGATCAGGTCCAAAGGTCTGAGCCTGACTCAAGGATCCTGATCCGCCTGCTCCCCCGCTACGTCCAGGGCAGCATCCGCTGGTTCCCCAGCCACCGCTGTGCCCAGCTCTGGAACCCCATCTAGTACCCCTGGAACTGCTCGAAGGACCGACGCTTACCCTCAGCTAGGTAGGCTTCTTCGGCCATGATCTGCTGCTGCTCCACCGTGAGCGGACGAGCCTCGATGCGGCGGTTCTGCATCCGCTGCCGGGCCGTCTCCGCGCCCGTGATGTCCTCGCTCTGCAGGCCCAGGTGCTCGGCCCGTCCAGCCGCCATCGCCTGGTACTGGCTCCGCAGCTCGGGGGGCATGCGGTCCATGATGCGCTCGGTCCGGCTGACCACCCGGTTCTTCATGGCCTCGTCCAGCTGGTCCTTGCTGATCGTCAGCTTGATTCCGAAGCGCCTCTCGAACTCGGCCTGCACCGACCGCATCTTCGGGATCTCGTTGCTCAGGAGCGCCTGGATCGCCCGTCTCCGGTACTCCACGATCTGCTCGCGGTTCTTCAGCAGGTACCCGTCGAAGTCTCCGGTCTCCCGGAACTTGCCCATGTCGACGCCGAGCTGCTTCGCGAAGATCATCCCAGGACTCTGGTAGTCCACCAGGGTCCCGTCCGCCTTGAACACGGCCACCATCCCGTCCGGCGTCCGCTGCTTGAAGTCCACGTAGGTCTTCTGCAGCGCGCCCGGCAACCCGAACACCGGGCTCTCCGGCAGGTTCGGCATCAGGTTCAGCGTCCTCGAAAGCGCGATGCCTCCGGGGATCAGACGCGGGATGTTGTTCTGCAGCAGCTCCCGCTGCCCAGGGTCCAGCATGCCGCGCACGATGTTGACCGGGATGTCCACCACCGGAGGGATCGGGATGTACTCGTTCCCGTCCTGGAAGAACCGATCGCCACCCACCACCTGCGTCAGGCTCGATCCGTACAACCCCTGGCTCAGGTCCACCCCGAAGGTGTTCTTGCCGATCTCGTAGAAGATCGCGCTGGTGCCCATGCCGCGCACGAAGTCCTGGCCCACGCCCTTCACGAACCCACGGCCGCCGAGCCTCGGGCTGTCGAACGTGAGCGACGTCACGCTGCGCACCGGGAAGCTGAGGAACTGGCGCATCAGGGGATTGTTCCCCAGCCGTCCGAACGGACCGACGCCTTGGAACATCATCGGCGTGTTCAGCGTGGATCCGCCGAACTGGGTGGCGCTCACGTTCTCGCCGACATCCCGCAGCATCCGCAGGTACCCCTCGGACCCCTTCGAGATGTCGATGCCCTTGCCCCTGTACAGGTTCTCCACGGTGTGAGCGGCCACGTTCCGGTTCAGCCACTCGGCCTTCTCGAACAGCTTCATCGGATAATCGTAGAAGTAGCTCTCCTTGCGGGCCACGCCCGCCAGGCCCTCCGACTTGTACGAGATGTTGTCGAGCGTCGAGAACGAATCCCGGCCGATCTGCACCAGGTTCTCGCCATCCACGTCCGCGTACTTGAAGTGCTTTCGGATCAGGTCCCCGTGCTGCTCGTCGGTCAGCGCCTTGAATCCGTACTTGCCGACGCGCTCCGAGATGTACCCGCCCATCTCCTTGAACGCAGCCGTATACGCCTTCATCACATTGCCAAGGCCGCCCCATGTGCTGGCCATCAGCAGCGGCTGCATCATGTTCATCGTCACGCTGCTCAGGTTCAATCCGAGGTGCGTCACGTAGAAGTACCGGGCCAGCGCACCGCTGATTCCCTTCGCTTCTCCGAACGACAGCTCCGAATCGACCACGCCCTTGAGCCGATCGTGCAGGCCCTGGCCCCACTTGCCCGCCTTCTGCATCGCCTTTCCGATCGGCGACTCCAGCATCCGGCCCAGCGCCTCCTTGCCCCGGATCAGCGCCATGTGCGTGGCCACGTGCTCGACCTTCTGCACTCCGGCCGCACCCCGCAGCACCACCTCCAGGGACTCCTTCGCGAACCGATCCTCCAGCAGGTAGTGCTCTTCCTGCAGCAGCTGCGCCAGGCTCTTCCGGTCGTCCATCAGCGGACTCCGGTACAGCTGGCCCTCCATCGCCTTCACCTTCTCGGGCTTGGCCATGCCGCGCGTGTCCTTGATGGCCTGCTGGACCATCGGGAACTGGTCCGCCGTCTGCACATACAGCGCATGCGTGAACCCCGTGTCCCGGAAGTACCGACTCAAGGACTCCTGCGCGTTGACCCGGTAGGTCCGCACCACGCGCCCGCGATCCAGCATCTTCTGGACCTTGCGCTGGCTGGCCGCCAGCATCTTCTCTCCTGCCTCCGTCGAGCCGAACATCCCGTACACCTCCTTGAGGTCGTCGGGATCCCAGTTGCCCAGGGTGCTGCTCCTGCTCAGCGTCGAGCCCGTCGCCACCAGGCTCCGGCTCCTCCGCTGCTCAAGCACATCGGCCATCGACCGAGCGCCCTTCACATCAATGACGTTCCTCGGCAGGTAGAACTCGGGGTGCTTCTCGATGATCGTCTTCAGGAAGCCCATCACCTGGTCTTCCGCGATCTCGCCCTTCGACAGCGCCATCGCCACCTCGGGACCCATCAGCATCGCGGTCACCTCGGACCCCGTGCCCCTGAGCACACCGTCCGCCTTGAAGCCCATCTTGACGCCCTGCACCTGGCGCAGCAGCTTCTGCTCGTCAGGCACGAACTTCCCGGCGGCCGCGCTCGCAGCTTCGTCGCCGTGCGTCTTGATGTACCGATCCCTGAGGGCCTTCCGGTACGCATCGCGCAGCTCCGTCAGCCCGAGCCTGCCGATCTCCTGGTCCATGTCCTGCGCCACAAGCCGGGGCACGTCCGTCTCCTTCATGCCCATCCGCCAGGTGCCGTCCTTCTTCTTCTTCAGGAACGCCCTTGCCGACTTGTACTCCTTGTCCATGCCGTTCAACGACGCATGGAGCGCGTGGTTCATCCGCTTCGCCAGCTCCTTCTTCGCCGGATCCCGCACCATCTCGTGGTTCAGCGACTCCAGCCCGTGCTTCTCAAGCACCTTCCGGAGCGGCTCGCCCACCGTGTCCAGCATCTGCCGCTCCAGGTCACCCACGCCCTTCGTGACCGCGTTCACCGCCGGAGTCAGCGCCGTGCCCCGGAACAGCTGCATCGGAGCCAGCAGGCCCAGGGCCGCATGCAGACCGCCCTGCTCCTTCACCATCGGGCTGAACCGCTCCGCCATGTCGAAGATCGCCTTGCCCGTGCGCGAGAGCGCCTGGCCCCCCACTGGTGTCGTGGCCGCCATCAGCAGCACAAACGGGTTCGTGACGATGTCGATGACGGTGTCGGTGACGGCGTTGCGGCCGACCCGGTTCTTCAGCCTGTCCGTGAACAGGTCCCGTTCCTTCGGGCTCAGGCCGTCGGAATCGGCCAGCGTCTGCAGCGCACCCCTCACCGTCAGCTCGTTGTCGAGCGCCTGGGTCAGCAGGACCATCGGCTTCTCGTAGCTGGTCAGCTGCTCGAACGGGAGGTTCATCGGTACCTGGCTCATGCCTCAAGTATCTCCCAAAGAAGAAGGGGCCACCCCTTCGGATAGCCCCTTCCAGGAGGAAAAGAATGCCGTGATCAGAGCTGGCTGCGCCAACGCACCTGGATCTGCGCCTGCCCCTGTCCAGCCCACGTGATCGTGGTGTAGCCGAACCAGAGCATCGAGCCCGCAGGGATGACATTGTGGCTGGTGTTGATCGAGAACCCAGCCGTGGTGCCGGAGACGACGTTGAACGCCGAACCAGAACTAGTCAGGCCCTTCGTGGTCGTGATCGCCTGCTGGCCGCTGGCCGGGGTAGTGCCATTTGCCTGCGTCGGAGCCGTCAGCTTGTAGAACGTGATGTCCGTGTTGCTGCTAAGGCCTTCCATCCACAGCGAGATGCTGTCGACGACCGCATCACGGTCGAAGTACACCACCGGGAATGCCCGGTTTCCAGGACTCGTACCCGTAGCATGCAGCGGGAGGAAGATCGTGGTGACGTTGAAGTCGGACGGATAGTACTTGGTGGTGAGCGGAATCTGACCTGCCATGGTGCACCTCAGTAGGAGTCGATTGCGGCCTGCATGATACCCTCAGAATCGGGGGTCTGCGAGGGGTTTTCAAACCCTCCGGTCGCCATCTGGTAGGCCACGCTCTCCAGGAAGTCGCTCTTCTGGCCGCCGCCGATCACGACCGCTCCGGTCGGAAGGGTCCGGCCCACCAGCAGCTGGTTGTACAGCTGGGGGTTCGCGGCCGCCAGCCGCATCATGTTCTCCGCCATGGCCCGCTGCAGGCGACGGGCCTTCATGGCCTGTGCAGCCTGATACCGCTGCACCTTGATCTGTTCCTTGATGTCCCGGTTGAACCCGGTGAACTCCTCCTTGACCGCGCCACCCAGCTGCTGCAGCACACCCCCGGCCATGAACGCCGTGGGCACACCGACGCCCAGCGCCGCTGCAGGGGACCCGAAATCAAAGCCCACCGCCTTGCCTGCGGAACCAAGCTTCGCCGCGCCCTTCGAGATCGGGGACGCAAGGCTGGAAAGGCTCTTGAATGCTGACGCTGCGATGCGGCTCATCGGGACACCTCAATCCACTGGAATCCTTCGTTCTTCCGGATCATCCGCTCGGCCACTTCCTTCGAGACCACCGTCGCCAGGCCCATCACGCTCACGTCCTGGTCGTCCATGTACCTGGTCCACACGTAGCTGCGGTCCTTGCGCCTGCCCCCGTTGCACTGGCTGCACTCCCACAGGAACCTGCGCACATCCGCCTTCGCCCTGAGCTCCCGGCCCTTGCGGACCAGCGGCTCAAGGGTCACGTTCAGCAGCACTCCCTCGGGACGCTCTGCGTCGGTGATCTTGACGATCGAGAAGCCCCGGTTGTTGTGGGACTCCACGACCTCGTGCGAAAGCTGCTTCACGTCCTCGATCCGGACCATCAGTACCTCATCATCAGCTCTGCGACACCCGGGCGACTCGGCGTGGCAAGCGCGGCCAACGCAGCCTCGTTGCCCCGGATCAGCGAGTCCATCGCCATGTTGCCAGTATACTGCTTGTTGATCTCGTCAATCTGAGCCTGCCGCTGCACGGCCGCGAGATCCGTCATGCGCTGCATCGCGCGGATCTGCTCCTTCTGCATCATGCTCTGGCCCATGCCGCCACCCACGGCACCGAGCGACTGCATGACCCGGAGCCTGCGCTCGTCGGCTTCGTCGATCGTCTGACCCTTCAACGCGCTCGCGATCTCATAGGCCCCGTACACCGCCGCAAGCGGCCCAAGGAACCGCAGCGCCCCGGCCCCAAGCCGTCCCAGCCGTCCGACCTTGGATGCCGCACCTTCAGCCGCAATGGTCGCACGGTTCGCAGCCACCTGCGCCTCGTCCGGAACCTGAGGAAAGATCCCCCTCGGAACCGCTTGACGAATCTCTCCGGTATCGAGCGTGGGGCCCATGACCCGGCCCGCCAAAGATTCCGCGGGGCCCATGACCCGACCCTCCGGCACAGCGTTGCCGAACGGTCCAGCCGGACGCGGGTACCCCCGCCGCTTTGAAACCTGAAGAGCCTTTGGAGGACGCGACATGGATCGCTGGCTACCAGAAGTCCACTTGTTCGCCCAACTCAACTCCGACTTCGGAAGGTCCTCAAGCTTCGACACGCTCAGGCCCTTGGCCCGGGCCGCCTTCAGCAGACCCTCTTCCGCCTCCGGCGAAATGCGCCCAAGGCTCGACCTCAACTTGGACGCTTCCTTCTTCGACAGCTTCTCTGCCGTCGACGCCGCTGGAACCGCCGCCTCGGGAGCCGCCGGAGCCGTACCCGCCAGTGCGGGCTTCTCCCCACCACCGATCCCCGACGTCGCGATCTCCGCCGCACCGCCTGCAGCCGTCGCAGCGCCCGGACGCTCAGCCGCCGCCGGAGCAGGAGCCCCGGTCGAAGTGGCCTTCTTCGCCGCCGCAGCCTCTGCCGCGATCTCTTCCTGGCGCTTGGAGACATACGCCTTCAGGTCCGGAACCTTGCTTTCCGGAATGGCGGCAATCAGCCCCCGCTGGTTGGTTGCCGGAGTATCCACACTGATGAGCCCGTTCTCGACGAGCAGCTGCTTGAGCTCCCGGTTGTTCTTGAAGCCAGAGACTTCCCGAATCGCCCGGACACTCTGGTTCTTCCGAAGCTCGAAGCCCCGCGGATCCTTGGCGTACTTCTCGCCAAGCGTAGGCCCGAGCTCCTTGCGCCGCTGCTCGGACCACGGAAGCGGCATGTTCTTGTCGGACGTCGCAAGCAGTGAACCGCGCGCGCGACCCTTGTAGAAGAACTCGTCGTGGCTGTTGGCAAACGACTGCGCGAACGGCGTCGGATCCCCGGCGCCCTTGACGGCATCGGTCAGCTTGGAGACCCGGTCGTCCAGCTTCTCAAGAAGCATCTGCGCTTCCGCGTTCAGCTTGAGGTCCGGGATCCGCTTCACCTCGTCCCGAAGCAGCAGCAGCTCTCCGACCTTGCGACGGTCGATGTCCGTGAGCTCGACCTTGTCGCCCAGGAACTCGTTGGCCCGCTTCAGCACGTACCGCTCATCGAGACGCGCAAAGTTGCGGCGCTTGACCTCGTCGATGCTCAACGGCGTGGAGATGCCCCCCACTGGTGCCCGGCCCCCACGACGCCCAGCCTTCTCCGATTCGGAGGCACCAAGCTTCAGCGGCGATGCCGGACCTTCGGTCTTCGGCGCATTGTTCATCCGGACCCGGGCCCTCGCGCCGGGCTTGTTGGCCTCTCCGGCCAGCCACTCGCGCATGACCTTCCGGTTCTCCTCCGTGTCCGGAATCTGATCGAGCTGCTTGGCCTTGACACCCTTCAGCTTCAGAATCCTGTCGCCGTCGACACCGAGATCGGCCGCAGCCTTGCGGAACTGTGCAGCACCCTCGCTGCCCAGCAGCTTCGGGCCCGCAGGCGCACTTGCCGCCGGAGCGTCTGGAGCCCGGACAAACCCAGGATCCGGAACCGCGGGGGCTGCCGGAGCCGCTGCCGTCCCCGTTCCCTTTTTCGCCTTCTTTCCCTTGGGTGCCTCAACCACCGGAGCCGCCGGAGCGTCGGGGGCCGCAGGAGCTTCAGCCTTCGCCTTTGCCGCAGCCTCACGCTCGGCCTGGAGCTTTGCAAGTGCTGCCTGTTCTTCAGCCTTCTTGGCTTCAGCCGCCTGACGGGCCCGGTCCTCGGACGCAGCCATCTCCTTCAGCTGCTCTTCGGTCAAGTCCTTTTTGGCCGCAGCACCCGCCTCCTTCACAGGTGCCGGAGCCGCCACCGGAGCCGCAGGTGGAGGACCAACAAGTC